AAAAAAACATCTATGGGGCAATACGTTCTAGCCTGCCAGATGTTACAAAATCCAATCGCGGGTTCTGATCAAGTCTTCGATCCAGAGTGGATCAGGCGGGTGGAGATCAGACCGCGCATCTTGAATGTTTATATTTTGTGTGATCCCGCCCACTCCAAAAAGCAAAGTTCAGACAGAACGGCTATCGCCGTAATTGGCGTGGATCACGCATCTAATAAGTACCTTTTGGATGGGTACTGCCACCGGATGAACCTAAAAGATCGGTGGCTATCCGTAAAAAAAATACGCCAAAAGTGGATAAAGCAACCGGGAGTGCAGACCGTGAAGGTCGGCTATGAACGGTATGGGAAGGATTCTGATATCGAACATTTCACTGAAATGATGAAGATCGAGAATTATTACTTCCCTATAGAGGAATTGGCGTGGCCGAGAGAAGGGCCGGGTTCTAAACGGGATCGCGTTCAGAGACTACAGCCTGACTTTGAGAACTGGCGCTTCTTCTTGGCCCCGTCATCTAAAGACGTAACAAAGAGGCAACGGCAAGCATTTGAAATGGGAGACGCCTCACTGATTGTTAAAGCGATTAGACAGGTTGATGAGACTGGACGGCCTTATGACGTTACGCAGAAGATGCTTGATAACGAGTACAACTTATTCCCTGCGGTACACGTTGACATGATGGATGCGATGTCACGAATTTATGACATAAAAGCCTCACCGCCACAGGTTTTATATCCAGACGATTTAGAGCCAGAAGCATTGCCTGCCTACTAATAGAGAGGTTGCAACATGGATGAAGGAACTTCTTCAGAAGAAGTAGCCGTGAGTTTTTTAAGTCAATATATGGATAGACCCCAAGAGGAGATTGCGTTGATGCAGATAACGCGAGATTTAGCCCACCTGATAAATGCCATCGTGCTTCAGTCTGTGGTCGAGTCACACAAGCCACCGGAGGATACGACATGGCATTAAAAGAGAAAGTTATAGAGCGCCGGTATCTTTGGCGCGATCATGTGTCGCGAGTAGCAGGCCCAGAGCAACCTATTGTTGTTTACAGGTTTTCCAATGGTCGAACATTTTCAGAACAGCCTAAGAGGCCGTATGGGCAACGTAAATGAGAGTTATTGTCGATGAACATAAGCACTCCATGTACAAAGAGGCGTCGATTGTTACGTTGGTGAAAAACGTCGCTGACATGTTGGAGAAGCATTATCCCGGTCATCTGTGGGCTGTTGGCCCTAGTAACGACTACTCCATGTTGGCGATTTGGAATCACGATTTATCCCATCGCTATGGAATGTGGATTCGCGTTTTAGACATTGACCCAGAATATAAAAAGGTTATCCATTGGGCGGGTGAATTGCTTGAGAGAGCAAATATTACAAGAGGTGCCGCCAATGAAGAGGAACTAATGCATTTAGATCGGGATGTTCTAGGTGAGGTTACTTTCGATCATGGCTGATGATAATAGAGTCCCTTTAGAAGACGCAAGTCAGGAACGCTCGCCGTGGTTGAAATTGGCAGGCGATGCTTATAGGCAGTCAACAACTTACCTCGATACTAACTTCCGAAAGCAGTGGGAAAGGAATATCGCCCTATTTCGGTCTAATCACCCATCTGGGTCAAAGTATGGCGCACAGTCCTACAAGCATCGTGCGCGGCTATTTAGACCGAAGACGCGCAGTGCTATTAGAACGAATGAAGCCGCCGCCGCCGCCGCGTTCTTCTCTACCCAAGATATTATTTCAGTCTACCCAGAGAATGATTCTGATCGGACACAGCGTGCATCCGCTCGTGTAATAAAGAATCTACTACAGTTTCGATTGACCAAAACTATTCCTTGGTTTCAAATTTTAATAGCGGCTTACCAAGAATCAATGGTTTTCGGTTCTGTCATCTCTCATCAGTATTGGGAGTACAAGGAAGAGAGGAAGAAGAGGGTCGAGGAGTTAACCGACGAGTCTGGCAATGTCATACTGAATGAGGATGGGACTCCTGCGGTGACTGAAGTAGAGGGTAAAGTTGTTGTAAAAGATTGTCCGTATATTCGATTAATTGCCGCTGAAAACCTTCGCATTGACGCCGCCTCTGACTGGAATGATCCAATTGGAACATCCCCATACGTTATCGAAGTCATCCCCATGTATCTACAGGATGTCATCGAGAAGATGTCAGAGGTGGATGTAAAGACTGGCGAACCGAAATGGAAGACGCTTACTAAAGACGAATTACTTGAATCCACCAAGCAGAATGAATTCGACTCCACAAGGCAAGCGCGTCAAGGGAAACAGCAAGACCCCACTTCGCAGTCGCGCCAAGACATTTCAGAATTTACAACAATCTTCATCCACAAGAATATTATTCGCAAGGAGGGTAAGGATTGGTTGTTCTACACTGCGGGGACGCGATATCTACTAACTAGCCCGAAGGCGCTTACTGAAATCTATCCGCATCTTCGCGACGGTGAGAGACCTTATGTAATGGGGTCTAGCATGATTGAAGCCCACCGCGTACACCCATCCTCACTGGTTGAGTTGACGCAGGACTTGCAGACTGCGGCCAACGATATTGCAAACCAACGATTTGATAACGTCCAACTGGTTCTCAATAAGCGTTACCACATAAGGCGTAGCGCGAATATAGACATTAACGCTTTGAAGCGAAGTGTTCCGGGTGGCTCTGTGATGATGGACGACCCCGTCCAAGACGTGCAAATAGTGAACACGCCCGACGTTACAGCGTCGAGTTACGAGGAGCAGGATCGACTCAATGTAGATTTCGATGACATCGCGGGTACGTTCTCCCAAGCAACTGTGCAGACTAACCGCAACATGAACGAAACGGTTGGCGGCATGGAGATGCTTAGTTCAGATGCCAACGCTCAGATCGAATACATGATTCGCACCTTTGCTGAGACATGGGTAGAACCTGTGCTTCGGCAACTGATTAGGTTGGAACAGTATTACGAAACAGATGACGTTATTCTGGAAGTCGCTGTCAATAAGGCCGCTGAAGAAGGCGGCATTGGTGCGGAAATATTCCAAAGGTTCATGGGGGATGATGCTGATGATCTGCTTCGCAATGAAGTGACCATAGGTGTTAACGTCGGTATTGGCGCAACAGACCCGGTTAAGAAAATCGAGAGATTACTTATCGGAATCAGGACGCTTGGTGACGTTAACCCAGACATCATCGCTTACTTGAATCAGAACGAAATTACCAAGGAAGTGTTTGGTGCCCTTGGGTATAAGGATTCAACGCGCTTTATCGAAGAGAAAGAAGGCACCATGCTTGGTGAAATGCAGGGTCGTCTTGAGCAGATGGAAGGCGCTATGCAGGCGCTTACCGATAAGGGTGCGAAGGCTGAGATCGACGCACAGTCGAGAATTCTCGCGGCACAAATCAAGGGTCAGGCTGAAGTCATGGCCGCTAAAGAGAAGGCTCTTGGTGATGTTCAGTCTACGATGATTAATACAGATAGTAGGGATCGCGCCGATCAATTACGCCATCAGATTGCTGTTATCGATACCCGCCTTAAAGCGGAGAGAAACGACATCGAGAGGGGTGAGTTGCTACTGCAAAAAGAATCCCTCGTTCATAAGATGCTCATGGAGACTGAGCCGGATATTGGTATCGACCCAGAGGGGAAGAAGATGAGTGAAGTATTGCAAAATGACCAATTTGGCAAGATACAAGGTGCTGAAGGATGAATCATCTGAAAGAAGTTGAAGAAAATTACTTTGTACATGGGTTTTTCGCTTTAACCTATTCTGCGCGGTTGCTTTGGTTGTCCATTACCGCATTACTTCACGCAATCTTCCCACAAATCCTTACTTGCACGACTTCTAGAGGCATCGACAGGCTTGCAGGGGATATTGAATCACGAAGGCCGAGAGATATTTCACCGGGGTTAACTGATTGATGTGGAAACAGTTGAAATTGTCGGCACTCTAATGAATGATGAAGAAGAATTATTAATTGCTGAAGTCCGTCTTGGAGTTCAGACTAAGGAATTTCTGGGGTCTCCTGTTGGGAAATACATCATGGGTCGCGCAGGGAAGGCAAGGGAAGAAGCCTTTACTGCTTGGGAGCAAGTCGATCCTTCAGATGTTGATTCCATCAGGGAACTTCAATTCCGCGCTAGGCTTTCTTCACTGGTTATGACATGGCTAGATGAAGTGATAAACCAAGCACAACATGCAGAGGATTCTCTGCACGAAATAGATAGAGGGTAATAAAGAAATGGCAGAAAACGCTATCCAACAGGACGTGGAAGAGCCTACAACAGAAGAAGGTCTATCTCCGCAAGAGTCTGAAATTGACAGAATTGCCGAAAAGGTAATAGAAGCCCGTGCAGAAGAATTAGAGGGCGACGAAACAAGCGAGGACGAAAGATTTGAACCGGCAGGGTTGCCATCTGGGCCATTAGTTGAGCGTGACGGTGAGTGGTATGCACAAGCGCGAGTTGATGGTGATGATGTTCATATCCCGTACCATGAGGTACTTGCACAGTTCCAGAAAAACTCTGCCGCAGATAAACGGCTACAGGAAGCCTCAGAACGCCAACAGGAGTTGCGCGATTATGAGGCACAACTGGACGCCTACCGGGCTAATTTGGAAGCCCAAACACGTCAGCCACCTTCGGGCGCTGAACCATCGCCATCCGTTACGGACGCGAATACTGACGACCTGTATGGTCAATACCACGAAGCCCTCTTTCAAGGCGATGAAATCAAAGCAAATGCAATGCTTCGGCAGATTCGCGTTGCAGAACGGCCTGTTCAACCTGAGATTGATGTGAATAGCATCATCGAAAGGACGAAGGCTGAAATGCGGGAAGAGGAGACAACTGCAAGGGCTAATGCCTATGAGTCGCGGCGTCAGGAAGCAGTCGAGTTATTCAGAAGTGAATACCCCGAAATTGCGGAAGACCCCGGTTTATTGGCTGTAGCAGACCGACGTTCTGCGGAACTTTACAACACTGATCCTACCCGTGATCCTTGGGATATTATGCAAGAGTGTGCCGGACACGCACGCGAATGGCTATTTAATTACGTGGATGTATTGGGCGGTGAAGGTGGGAAAGAGACGAGAGCAGAACGTAAGCAGGGATTGGGGGATGAGGTTACGCCGAGGAATGTTAGAGCCAGTATTGGTGAAAACGCTCAGACGCAAACCTATTCCGACATCATTAAGGAAATGAAAGAAGAGCGAGGTCAAATTCTCTAATTTCATTAATTTCAAATAATCGGAAGGAGTAGTACGATATGGCAGGTCAAGTATGGGGTACTAATAACCTTGGTGGTTATATGTACTCAGACAATCTGTCTAAGGAACTCCGTGTTTCGTTGAGACCGATTGTGAAATTCCGTCAGTTTGCAGATGTCAAGGATGCCGCGCATCAGGGACTCTCAAAAGGTGACACTTTCCATTGGAACGTGTACTCGACGGTTGCGACAAAGGGTGCCGCCCTTACAGAAGGTACGGCAATTCCTGAGACCAACTTCACAATCACTCAGGGAACCATGACTATTACCGAGCGTGGTAATAGTGTTCCTTATACAGGCAAGTTGGACGATTTATCTGAACACCCCGTCAAAGAGATCATACACAAGGTGATGAAGTTAGATTCAGCATCTGTTCTCGATGACATGGTGGCAGATCAGATCGATGAAGCCAAGTTGCGCGTTGCACCCGAAGCCACTTCTGGAACCGTCGGCGATAAAACCGATAAGGTTACGTTGTGGACTAACGGTACAGCAACCAACACAAACAACGTGGCAATGGGCAAAGATCACATCAAAGCCATTGTAGACGTAATGAAAGAGCGTTCGGAATACTGTAGCGCCCTTCACTAGCAATAGTGATTGAAAACTCCGTGAATTCATGGAAAGCCCTGAAGAGGGTAACCGTGAGCCAAGCCCAAATGGGAAGGTGCAACGACTAGCCGAAAGGCGTAGGGTCAAGCGACTCGAAGCGCGGAGAACCCCTCTGGGGTTATGAGATAGTCTGAACCATGTGATACAAAAAAAACACATGGCAGTCCGAAAGGACGGAATAAGTTTAGCGAACTTGTTTGAACATATTTGAACATCCCGTCTTACGAAGGTGATGATTACTTCTGCATTGCGTGGCCAACCACGTTCCGCACCCTCAAGAACAACTTGGAATCGATCTCTCAGTATGTCGAAACCGGGTTCCAGATGATCCGTAATGGTGAGACTGGTCGTTATGAGGGAGTCCGTTTTGTAGAACAGACCTATCGAGCCAAAGGCGGTGCCGCCGCAGGCTTGGGTACTGCCGCAGGTGCTTGGGGCAATAGCCTCAGTGACTGGGCTGTATTCATGGGTGCCGATACCGTAGCAGAAGCCGTTGCGATCCCCGAAGAAGTACGCGGGAAAATCCCAACGGATTATGGACGGTCAAGGGGCATTGCGTGGTACTACCTTGGTGGTGCCGGTCTCGTTCATTCAACTGCCGCAGAATCCCGCGTTGTTATGTGGGACTCTGCCGCCTAGGGGGGTTTATATGGCACAGCAATCAACTCAAGGCGTAGGTGTGAAGTCAGGTCTTTCTGATCAACAGAAAATTACTGACAGCAATAGTTCTTTGGGCCTTGGCTCCAAGGGTAAGGATCAGAAGCCGCAAGGCGTCGCTCCTGCTCAAGGTGTCGCAGGCGGGTTCAAAATCCGCTAGGTTCAAAATCAACCGGGAAAGGGGGCCATCACGGCCCCCTTTTTTCTTAGGTACGAATATGAAAGAAAACAAGCGAATAATGAAAGAGCCAGACATGGATAAGTCTTCTATTCATTGTCGGAATTGGGAAGGTGAAGCCCGTAGCGTAAGTTCTGAAGAGTTTGAAACTGGTGCGGTTATGCGCGATGAGTTAAATCCTTCGCCAAAAATCTTCACCATCTCTTTGGGTTCTTTCGGCCCACCGCGTAGACATCGACCACTAAACAAGAGTTAAGGCTATGGCATTCGGCGATCCAGATGCAGA